CCGCATTATTGGTTCTGTTTCAAGCTTGAAGCCCATCGAGCGCGCTGCCTTGACATAGTGGGTTGGGTCGATGTCTGCCGTGAGACCATCATCTCCGCCATATACACCTAGTCCATCCCAACTGTCTTGGTCGTTCTTGCCCTCTTTTCTCAACGCGTAGTAAGCTATAAAAGCATTCACCAAGCTGTTGAACATTGAGGTCTCAGGGGATCCGCTAGATCTAGAGAATCCCTGATTGAATTTCGTGCCCAATGGCAAGACTGCTTTGTTGCCATATTGTGTGCGCATTATTTCAATTACTTCATTGTGGTATCTTTCTGGGTAAACATGTTGCATAAACTTCTCCTCTAAGTTACGTGACAACGGGTTGTTGTACCCATCAAATCTGCTGAAATCAGAATTGATAGCATGATTCTTCGCAGAGCTGCAGACCTCAGCGACGCGGTCTGCAATTTTACGTGGTGTTTTACTAAAACCATACCAAGGCATAGTCTTGAATAACGTAGCGGCAGGGTAAGTATAACACGTCCATCGATTCTTGTCGACAGTCTGGATTGTCGTGATGACCCTAGGGGGTTTCACATTTGCATAGCACTCTGATTTGATAAAGTCGCGGCAGGTGCTAGCAAGTCTCCCAATGACAGTTTCGGTCTCCGCAAACAGCTTACGCTGTGAAGGACGACTTAGTGTGTCAGGGATGTCCATATGGTCCATCGGGTGGCAAGAGTCACTTGGGAAATGTTGGATAAAATCCCTCATGCAATTTGAAAGATACTCGGTCATCGTCAGATCTTGTGCTTTAACGAATGATTGGGGAACGGCGACCCGCGCCTCAGCACATTCGCGTTCATTAGCCTCAGTTCTGGCTGGGTTAAACCCATCGTCTAGTAAAGGGCTCATGAAAGCAGACATGGTTGGTTTCATGTCAGGTGATTCATCTTTGCCATCGTAGAAGGTATAACTACGATTGCTCGACTCGGGAGACATAACCGTTGGTCCATTCCAAGGGTTTTTCTCGCGGTGATAGCCTGTTAGAATCACAGCAGCTAACTGACGTAGGACAGTTTTTGCTTTTTCACACATCGTCTGTATAGTTGGAGCTGTTATCTTGTTTGTTCCCATCATGGAACTTGCAGCTATGGCCTCGTCAAGTTCCACTGGAATAGTGGCGCTCGCGTAGCCATCAACTGCTGCGGTGCTCCTCATCATTTTGTCTCCTTGAAAGACATCGAGGCGGACATCTCCATCTTTAACCGGTTTAAGTCGGTCGAGATAGTTATGCGCTAAGCCCCAGCGCACTAGGAGGCTGTTCAGACCAAACCATGAACCAAGAGGGTTAAGCATTATAATTTGCCTATTCTCTGAGGTTCGGCGTCGTTCTACCTGGTAGATTGTTGTTGCCCAATGGAACCACCACTTTGATATCGTGATGGTGTCGAAGTTCCAATTCCACAACTTATGTGTGTAATGGCCTCCACCTTGGACAGTATAGTCAATGGAGTTATCGCTTTTGAAACGATAAGCAATCTCGTCGGTTGTCG